CGTGTCGATGCCCGAGTAGGTGGCCAGGACGTCCTCCGGATTTTTTTTGAGCCCGGCCCGGAGCCCGGGGGACAGCCAGGATCCGTTGAAGATCTCCCGCCCGGCTGATTTCGGCGGCGGGAGGGTGAAATAGCCCCGCCCCGCCGCGGCGCGGACCAACGACGCCTTCTGGCGGGCCGGCTGGGGCCTGATGGCCGGCTTCTTCCTCGGCGGCAGCCTGCCGTTCGTCGAAAAGACCTTCGGGATCGTCACCGGCATCAGCCTGCTGCTCGGCGAGCATCGCCTGCTCTGCCTGCTGCCGCTTCAGGATAGCCTGCCTCGCCTTCTCCGTGGCTGGTAGTACCGTACCAGAACTGGGGACGAATAACACTTCTCCCATTTCCGGGTCCAGCGGGTCGAGGCCGAGGGCATTCCGGTACTCGTTTCGCATGGCCCCGCCGTTCACCCACGCCTCCTTGATCGGCGTAAGCGCCTCTAGCTTCTGGCCTGCCAGTGCCCTGACCTTTGACGTGTCGTACTCGCACGTAATGTCCTCGCCGAACTCGACGGCCAGGTCGTTCGTATACTGGTCTGCATAGCGCCGCCAGTAGTGCGAGAGTGTCGTCTCGGAGAAGAACTGCCGGGCCTCAGCCTTATTTGCGTATGTGCTGGAATCAAGCCCAACCTTGATGGCGATGAGCACTGGGTCGACACCCATGCCCGCACATATCCTGGCCTCAGCATTACCACGTAGACTGGGAAACTCGAGATCCTTGAGGCTGAAGCCGAGTGTCGTCACGTCCCCGCCAGCGTCAATCAAGGCCGGCTTCCCGATGCCAGCCCCCCCGAACTCGCTCACGAACTTCGCCTTGATAAGCCTAGCAGTTTCCTCGTCTACCGGGTCCGTGACCTTGATGATGACTCCTGGCTGAGCGTAGTTGGCGAGGAGTGCGCCGACGTGGTCAGTCGCCTTATTGTCGGCAGCGATCTGCCGAGACACGACGCAAAGCGGACCTAACCCCTCCACTAGGCCACCACTCTCGCCATCGGGATCGGGGAAGTTGAACGAGATGGCATCGGCCCGCCTGATGAGCTTCGGCACAGTCATATCGGGTTCCTGGTAAGCCCAACCCTCGAGAACCTTCTTGCCCGTCTCCTGACTGATACTGTAGACTGGGCCTACCCTGTCAGGACGTAGAGGCCAGAGCGCAATCGGGGCACCACTAACTGCTCGCTCTTTCCACCAGACGGAACGACCGACTACGGACATATGGATCGTCGCGAGCTCGTCCATCTCGAAGCGTGTCATCAATTCATTAGGCCGCTTGAATAGCAACCGAAGAGGATGGGTAGACGGTAGTTCAGTTCGCTTATCACCCTCTCCAATGTAAGCAGTCAGCCTGGCCTCGGGGATGCTCTGAGAGAGCAGCCGTACGCAGGCATAGGCGACGGGGTTCTGACCATAGGTTTCCTTGACCAACTTCGTCCAGGTGGTGTCGATCAACCACAGTACATTAGCAAGCGCGCTTGCTACCAAAGACAGGCCGCGGTTACGCTCGGCCTTATAGGCGAAGCGAGAGACCGCGGCTGCTAGTCGGCGCAGTGGATTCATCTTGCCACCACCTTACTATCAGGGATGAAACCGAAGGGGATGTGCCGCTGACTAGCGGCCTGGAAAGGCTGTGATATACTCTGCCATAGAGCCCGCATAGAAGTGGATGCGCTATGGTAATGTGCTTGCAATGCGGAAACCAGTTCGGCCAGGGTTTGTCGCCATCCCGCCTCAAGACACGGAAGTACTGCTCGCGCGCCTGCATGTTTGCCTATGCCCACGACCATCCCGAGTTGCATGGGTCTAAACCAGTTCACCTTACCTGCTCCTACTGTGACCATGCGTACACAACATCACCCAGTCGCATACGCGGCAAACACGGCAACTATTGTTCGTTTGAGTGCTCGCAACTGGCGCGGTCGCCTTTCCTGCGTTCTCATCCTGAGGCGCTGCATGACATAGCTAGTCGAACCAAAGCATGCGAGCGGTGTGGTTCCGCATTCGTGTGCAAACCTAGCCATTACGAGCGGCGGCGATACTGCTCGGAGGACTGCGGACGCAGGGCTCATAAGTTCAACATGCGAGCCGAGGGCAACTCCAACTTCCGGCATGGCCAGAACAAACGTGGTGCGCACGATCTAGCCCTTCGGACCTTTCCTGCCAAATGCATGATCTGCGGGTGGAATATAAGCGTCGACGTGCATCACATTGAGCCTAGGCACAACGGTGGACGTAACCGCGTGGCCAACCTGATCTCCTTTGTCCGAATCACCATCGAATGTCCGACCTTGGCCTGCTTACGCCTGCAGAGTTAACTAGGATCGTGAACGCTGCGCTGACTGACCTAGAACTCGCTCATCAGGTACAAAACCAAAAGGTACCCTGCTAGAGAAGGCTGCACGAAAAGCTAAGGCCCGAGCTATCACAGTATCGTCATGCATCCCCTCGGGAGCTGAGTAGGATGATCGTCCCGTCTGTACCGAAACCTTGCGCTCATAGGACTCCAGTTCTGAGGTCCAGATCGGGTCTGCCTGCCACTGACACTCTCCACGCTCGAACGCAAGCACTAGAGATTCAATCAACGGCGGCTTACTGGTTGCTGTCGTCTCGAATGGCTTGACGGGTAGACCCTCGCGCTGCAGCACTTCGATTATCGGAGCGCCGATAGAGTTAGCTTCGGCCAGGATAGGCCGTGCCTTCCATTGGTCCCATAGCTTACGGAGACGCGCTCGCTGTAGCACATAGTCAATCTGGTTGAATCTATCTCGTGCCACTTCGATGTGACAGTCGCCACAGACGATTGAGATGGCCGTCGAATCTCTCTCTTTGCCCCAGTCCACACCCATCACCAAGCGGTGGCCCTTGTGCTGCTCAGGAGTAGCATCCTTCGGCGCATTGAGGCAAGCCGGGATGTTGCGAAACACCTGGCCCTGGTTCTCCAGGAACTCAGCGAGTATTTCTTGTCGATAAGCCTCGTCAGTCATGTCGTGGGTGATCTCGGCCAGAGCTGACAGAGAGAGGTAGGGATTGTCGAGGCTAGTGAAGTGGAATGCCGCCCAACGGCCGGTATCATCCTGTACAGCTCTCTGGTAGAACTGATAGGCATGGTTCCGTCGCTTCGGCGTGAAGATGAAGACAGCATCGCCGTCATTATCGAGCAGCATCGGAGCGCCAACTTCATTCCAAGCCGAAGGGTCCATCAGACTGTACTCATCGAGGATAAGGAGGTCAGCATAGTCGCCACGGAGGGAGTCGGCATCCCAGGCCGTCTTCGCTCGGATGCGCCCGCCCGTGGGCAGTTCCACAAGGCGGTCTGTCTCATTCTTGTAGACATACCCGGCGGCGATGGGTTCGGCCAATGCTCGTTTGATGCAGTCCCAGAAGGCACCAGTCTGATCGGCGGTAGGGGCGGCTTCAAGGACACGGCGACCAGCGAGGGCAGCTTCGACGGCGAGGTCGGAGACGCCCGTAGTTTTTCCGCCTCTTCTCCCCGCGCATATCTCCCGGCGTCTAGCCTTGCTCGCTCGGAACTCAGCTTGCTTCAGGTGTGGGCGGTGTAGGCGGACTGGTAACTCGATCCTTTGGGGTCTCTGACGGGTCGCCGTAGGTGACACGGAATACTATCTCCTTGCCAGAGCCGCCGATGTCGATCTTCTCACGGTTGGCCCACCGTTCGGGGAATCGCCGGGCGAGGAAGTCACGGATGGCCGGCGGGTCTTTATGCTCGATCGCTGCCGAGCGCCAAGTCATTACCAGGGCACGCTCGCACTGTGCCTCAGCCTCTCGGACAGCGGCCGCGAATGCCGCATATACCGCATTTTCTGGTCGGCTACGATGCCTATTCTCGCCGCGTCTCATCCAATCGGTTGCCGTGTTTGCAGACACGCCGCATGCTTCAGCCGCCGGCGAGAGGTGCAACCCGCCGAGAATGGCCGTACAAATAGCGGTCTGTTTTTGCGGCGTGAGGTCGGTCGGTTTAGGCATCGGCGAGCACCGCTTTGCCGCCGGTCAGGTCTTCCCATCGCTTGATACTTACCGCTGCAAAGCCAGGGTCGAGTTCCACGCCGCGAAAGACACGACGAAGTTGCTCACACACGATCAGAGCAGGACCACTGCCGACGAACCAGTCAGCGACGATAGCACCAGGAGCGCTACTGTTTCTGATGGCCCGGTCTGCTAACTCCAACGGCTTCTGTGTGGGATGCAGTTCGTTCTTCGCCGGCTGTTTTACGTCCCAGACCGTAACCTCATTGGTCGGTCCATACCACGGCGGGGTCTCTCGCACACAGTAGAGGCAGAGTTCATGCTTCTGCATGTACTGAGCGGTGAAGTTACCATAGTGAGCATCTAGCTTGTTCCACACGATAGAAGACCGGACCTTGTAGCCAGCACTGATGACTGCGCGATAGGCTGGTTCGCCGGCTCGGTCGGCGAACCAGAGATACCACGGGGCGGATGCCTTGCAGAATGCCGGGGTTACCATCAGGCAGGCTGTATAAAGATCAGCATTCTTATCACCGGCGAGCCTCTGTCGAGGGATGTTACTCTCCGGGTTACGTCCGCCAGCGTAGTCTACGCCATAGGGCGGATCGGTCCAAACCATGTCCGCCCTATCATCACCCATCAACGCCAGCAAGACAGTTGGGTCAGTGGAATCCCCTACAGCCAGCCGGTGTTGCCCCAACTGCCATACTTGGCCAATAGCCGTGCCGTACTCCTGAGTGAGCAACTCAGCCCGGTCCACCTGCGCTCCCGGATCCTCGACAGCCTTCCCCTGGTACAACCCGTTCTGCCGTGCCAGTTCCGCGAGCATCTCCTGTACCGCCTGCTCGCCCGACTGAACATCCCTGAGCAGTTCGTCTAGTTTGCTGGCATCTGTAGCGGCGAGGGCACCAATTGGGTCAAACGTGGCGAGGATCTCAGCCTCTTCCGCCTCGTCTACGTCAATGTACTTCACGGGTATGGTCGGCTGATTCTCACGCAGGGCCAAGGCAACCCGTAGATGACCGTTCACGACAAAACCAGTTCGCTGGTTGACAATCACCTCATCGACCAGGCCGACCTCCCGAATCACACCGAGAAGCGCGTTTTGTTGAGTTTTCGAGTGGATACGGAAGTTTCGGGGATTCGCCAGCAGTTGATCCGGCGCTTCCTTCCCGTGGCCTACAATGCGATCACGCCAAATGACCGGCTCATGTGCCGGCTTGCTGCCGTTCTGCTTGCCTTTAGGCATAGGTATACTTCTCCGACTATCATTATCCGCTACTGCCTGACTGGCCGCTACCCGCCAAAAGTGCTATTTTGCTGGACGAAGGCGACGTAGACCGCATTTGCCGCTGTTGTCGCATGGAGCTTCCGCCGGATGTTAGAGGCGTGACAGTGAGCTGTACCATAGGAGATGACCAGCACAGTAGCAACCTCGGCTAGACGATGGCCCTGGGCGATAAGCTCGAGCACTTCCCACTCGCGAGGAGTCAGAGCCGTCGTGTGTGCGACCATTGTCACCGCCCTAGTCCCACAGTGCACCGAACCATTCACGGAGTAAGTCAAGTGACCGCACTAACCTCGGTGGCATTCCCTGGCAGTTCTCCATCTCACTCTCGTAAGCAGCGAATCCATCAGCCATTTCTGTGAGGATTGCACGCCACCGCTCAGGTGACAGGTCTGGCGGATAGCCATGCCCTGTATCGCGCAAGTGAGTCAATCCACCAGCCAAGATACTAGCTAGATAGCAGTCGAAGGACCAGGTATCACGGTCCGACCAGCCACGACGACCCCGCTGCCAGAACCAGAGCAGGTGATAGAAGATCTCTCGCGGGTTCCAGTTAGCCCAGACACGACGTAACCACCAGTAGAGGGGATGCAACTTAGAGCGATGCTTCGAGCGAGCTAACGCCGTCACATCCTCACCTAGCACGAACTGCTCATTCATCCTTACTGAGTTCTCGCCACGCACTCTGACCGAACTGGTACCTCACCTCGAACTCCACTAGCCGACGTGCCTCACAGATGGTTGCCCACTCGGCCTGATTCGGCTCATACTCATTCAGTAGAGCGGTGAGACATAGGTAGGCAGCTTGCCACTCAACTACGCCAAGGTGTTCTACCATAGCACTCATCTTTCTTATTCAGGCGGATCGGGTTTAGCGGGGTCAATCCTGTCCGTCACCCGCTTATGGTGCGGGTTCTCGTCGCACTTAAGACGGCCTGGCTCGACCTTAGACCCGTATTCGCCAAGATGCTGTGAAGCCCACCTGGCTTAGGCTCCTTCACGGTGCCCGTCAGCCTGATTCGCAGGTACACCCGAGATATGATAGAATACGCTCAAGCAGATGCCCGAGCGCCGCTGAAGACGGCCTCGGGCGTGGCACAGCGAATCTGAATAGGAGACTCGCCATGCACTCTCAGTGTATCACCTGCCTGACTTGCGCACGGATCTTCTTTGCAGCCCCCAGCCGACATCAGCAGTTCTGCAACCAGCAGTGTTTCCTCAACTACCCAGGGCCAGCCCTGAATAGCGTCCCCGTTGCGGAGCGATTCTGGATCAACGTCGGTCCGCCTGATACGAGGGGTTGCACCATCTGGCTGCACGCACTCAGGAAAGATGGCTACGGTAGCGTCGGTATCGGCAAGCGAAAGACAGCGCTCGCCCACCGGGTAGCCTGGGAGCTTACGTACGGCTCCATCCCAGCCGAAATGTGCGTTCTTCATAGTTGCGACAATCCGCCTTGTGTTAATGTCGCTCACCTCTTTCTAGGGACTCGAGTCGATAACAATGCCGATCGAGATGCTAAGAACCGGGGTCGCCACCCCTCATATCCCGGCGAACAGTGCTATCAAGCAAAGTTGACGGACAGCCAGGTATTGAATATCCGCCAGCGATACGCTGCCAAGATTGCTGACGAGCCGACCTTGGCCCAAGAGCACGGCGTGACAGTTAGCACCATCTCGGCAATCATCCGGCGCAAGAACTGGCGACATCTTCCCTAAGTTTCTCAGTTCCTTACGCTCGTTTTGCTTGAACATCGGCAATGCGCCGCACGATGAACTCAAACTCCTCGAGGTTATCGACGGTGACGCGAGTCGTCTTCTTCAGGACGTACTGGATAGCCTTCAGCCGCGCTACCTGCTCATCAGAAGCCACGACATAGACGAATCCCTCAACGTCCTCAGTCTCCAAGTTCACCGGGAATACAGCATACAGTCCGCGCATGGGCTTCTCCTTCCTAATATCAATGCCTAAAGTGGGAGAGTTGATCTCCCACATTGCAGTGTCAGCGACCGTCAGGTTCGTCCAAGCAAGCCAGTTCGTACTGCTACTTGTCAGCATAATTAAGCCTCCATCATCTCCCACTTGAGAGCCGTTGCCCTCGCTATGTCCACCCTCGCCCGCTTGCCGATGACCCGATCCCACTCCTTCGGCTCCAAACCATCGGCAGGTCTCAGGCAGCGCACATTCTCAGCAGTCAGTACCTCCCCAGCTTTAATATCGGCCACCGCCCAGAGCGACCGCCGGAAACGGAGCATCGGTATTTCACTCTCGGTAGGTCCATAGTGGACTGTACCCAACGCCGATTCAACATCGCGGATAGTTGCCACCATCGCCGCGAACTCATGCGGTTCATCTGAGAACGCTGCATCTGGGCCTCCTTTCTTCCGGTCTAGCGTCAGGTGACGCTCGACGACGCAGGCTCCGAGAGTGACAGCGGCAGCAATCACGGCGTTGCTCCGGGTGTGGTCAGAGAGGCCCACTGGGCAAGTGCGCCAGGGGTCCAGCTCCCTAGTACTAGGGAGGCTCGCCAGGTTCGCCTCCTTCAGCGGTGCCGGGTAGGCGCTGGTGCATTTCAGGAGCACCAACGACACGGGCGGGCCTACGCCGTCAGCAACTGCGATTGCCTCCCGGATCTCGGCTCGGGTCGCCATGCCCGTGCTAAGAATGAGGGGCTTACCAGTCCTAGCGGCAGCACGAATTAGGGGTAAGTCCGTCAGTTCGAAGGAAGCCACCTTGAGGCAAGGAATGCCCACTGACTCCGCATATCCAATTCCCTGTTTGCTGAAAATACTGGAGAAATAGATTAGACCAAGCTTCTTCGCCAATTCATTTAGGCCACGATGCCAGTTCATTGGCATCGCAGTCTTCGAATAAAGGTCCCAGAGCGTCATGTCCTTACCCTGCCAGATTAAGCGAAAGGGCCGTGCATCAGACTTCAGCGTCATGTCCGCTGGCTCAAACATCTGAGTTTTGACCGCATCCGCCCCAACAGCCTTGGCAGCAAGCATCAACCGCTCGGCAGTGGCGTAGTCGGGAGCAGCATTACCCCCAAGCTCAGCGACGATCCAGCAGGGATTGCCAGGTCCGACGTTGCGGCCGGCGATGGTGATCTCGCTCACCGTAGAGCCTCCTAACTATGCTCAATATAGTGAACACACTCGACTCGCCGAGGGCACTTGCGGCAACTGAACCCGCTCGAATCTATGACCCGCTCACCATGAGACGCACCGTGGCAAACGAGGCATAATCGTACCTTCATGCTCTCATTGACCTTCCGAGCCTCCCCGTGTCTACCGCCCATGCCTCTCGGTACGAGATGATGCGTATGCGCTGCCGCATATCGCCCGCACCAGAGACAGACGCGAGGATCTATGCTTTCACCCAATGCCATAACCTATTCTGGCCTAAATCTCCAATGTTCGGCAGATCTAGTGCCAGCTTGTTGATCGACGAATCGTATTTCGGTGGAGTGCCACTTCTCTGTGCATCTTTGGCGTTCACAATGCGACTGAACAGCGCATAGGTCGAGCAAATCGCTAGAGGCATCGGCTCCACCGCACCCAAGCCTGTCGTACTTACCAATTCACGATAGAAACCTAACATTTCCTCATCCCGCAAGTATCGGTTGTGGCTGGGCGGGACAATCGCCGGCAACCCGACCATGCGCCGCAGTTCGTTCACGCCGTCCAGGCCATCCTGCGAGCACTCCACCATCAACAGCGTGCCGCCCGGCTTCAGCCAGGAAAGCATCTTGATGATCATGGCTCTTTGCCGATCCCAGGTACCGAGATTGATCAACAAGCGTTGCGTGTAGATCAGATCATAGCCTGACCGAAGATCCATCTGCTCTACATCGGCACAAACAAACTCAATATGCTGATTGAACGGCTGTAAAGTCTTATTGCGATTAGCCATCTCGATCATCGCCCAGGCCGAATCCAGACCTTTGATACCGATCCTCCTAGACGCACCTAACCGAATGGCCGTACCCCCATCACCACATCCTACATCGAGCACACGCATCCCATCTCTGACATGCCGCTCAATCGCTCGACGCTCCAACTCGACGGCGATCAGGTCTTGCGTACCTGCCCGCTCACCGAGGACCGCGCGGGCATTCCACAATTTCCGCGTGCTACTCACCTGGCATCACCATCGGCGGAGAATCGGGGTACTGAATCTTATGCCAGCAGACCCAGGCCATCTGCTCTAGTAGCAACCCAGCAACATCCTCTGGCACTCCACCCTCAATTAGCCCTCGATAGTAGGATGCCTGCATCCTGCCGATTGCCGTCTGAGCTGCCGCAGCCTGCTCGGCTTGTGCGTCGTTTGCCAGTCGCTCTTCCAAGATGTTCACACTCCCCTCCTAAATGAGATCGAGAGTCCACTCGAGCATCAGGCCGCTTTCAAAGCGAGGATTGTCGTCGTGTAAGAGTTCACATAGCTTGAATAGCCCGACCAGCCACTCGCTCTCCGGCGGTATCCTCTCCATCTCCGTCAAGATACCCGCCCAGTAGACCGTATCATTGGCATTGAACGTCTCGAGCCGGCCCATCAAGTCACCACAGTTAGCCGACAGCGGGAGTGCCTGTAGCCAAGTCGCCAGCGGCTTATATTCGACCTTGTGGGGCATCAGTGCACCTCAAAGACACCAGATGGGTGCTGCTTAGCCCAATTCAGTAGAATGGCGAGTGACCGACCTGCGTTGCCTGGCGTCGGTTTCCAGTAATCAGGATCAATATCCGTGCCGAGAGCCTCCACCGCGTTCTCCAGCGCCTCCACCATCTCCGCTCCCGTTTTGCCTGTCAGATACTCTGCGAAATGACCCTCATAGCCGAGTGCCCCGGCGAAGTGGCCGCCGTAGTTGTAAGTGATGTTCATGGTTGCTGTAGACTCGCCGCCGATTGCGATAGTTCCCCCTCCTGTATGAGACTCCACCGGCAATGCCTGCTTACAAGTAGGACAATGGAGGTAGACCCACCAGCTCATGGCATTCCTCCTAACTCTCATCCCAGAAGCCATCATACAACGCGAGTGCGCTGTACCGCTCACGGATCGTCATACCTCGCAATGCCTTGAGACAAGCTCTCTCAACTCGTATACGCTCAAGAGGATATTCATCAGGCCACCGCTGCTGACCGTCGCGGATCCACGCCGGAGCCTGTTTGAGAGTCCAGTTTTCGACATTCCAGTCATCAACGATCTCATGGAGAGAGCCACCAGCGCAAGAGTACTCATAGACTCCGGCGATCAGTCTCGCTGCGCGACGCACCTGGCGATGATTAAGTCGAGGAGAACCAGCCTTTTGCCAGCAGCCATAGCACACGACACTACCTCTTAGCGATTCACGAGAAAGTTATCGATTGAGAGGCCGCTTCCAG